AAAATAAAACGTGTCTGACCTTTACATTCACGAAAAACTCCGTAATATTATAAAAGAGCGGATAGATCTAATAGACACACAACTAACAGAAGGTGTTGTAGAAGATTTTTCCATATACAAGATTCTACGTGCAAAACGGGAAGAACTTGCAAACATCGAACAGGAACTTGATGTCCTGCTAAAAAAGGTAAACTATGACTAAAACACTTTATGTGCCAAAGCACGTTATACAATCCAAAAAAGAAAAACCACAAAAACCCGAAACACCAGCATTACATAAACTTCCTGAACCGACAGGTTGGCGGATTTTAATATTACCTTACAAGGGTAAAAAGAAAACTGAGTCTGGTGTTTACTTACCCGATCAAGTAGTAGAACGTGAAGCACTTGCCACTGTATGTGGTTATGTTTTGAAACTTGGACCATTGGCTTACCAAGATCCGGAAAAATTTGGCACTACAGCAAATGGTCAAACAGGAGTATGGTGTAAAAAAGGTGATTGGGTGATTTTCGGCAGATATGCTGGAAGTCGTTTTAAAATAGAAGGCGGTGAAGTGCGATTATTAAATGATGATGAGATACTCGCTACAATTAAAAATCCAGAAGACATTCTGCATACATAACGGAGAGGGTTATGCCTGAAACAAAAGAAGAACAAATTGAAGTAGAAATTGAAGAAGAAAATGCAGAACAGTCTGAGGCTGTATCTGCAAAAGAAGAACAAGACGATACTGTAACTGAAGAAGCACAAGCCGCTGACTCTGAGGCGAGTGAAGAAGATCTTGAGCAATATGGTGATAAAGTCAAGAAGCGTATTGAAAAATTAACTTATAAAATGCGTGAAGCCGAAAGGCGAGAAAAAGCGGCTACTGAATATGCACAGTCAGTTAAAAAACAAATGGAAGATTTGGAAAAGCGTAGCCAAAAAATAGACCAATCTTATATTACTGAATATGATTCTAGAGTAAGTAATGAAGAAGAAAACGTAAAAGCAAGACTGACTAATGCTATAAATAGTGGTGATGTCAATGCTCAAATGGAAGCGCAAAAAGAATTAGCAAGGTTAGCATTGGAGACAGAGCGTTTAAAAATTGCTAAAGAAGAATTAGAACAACGGCAAAAAGCAGAGCCTCAAGCACAACCACAGCAACAACCAAAGGCAGAGCCCGACCCTAAAGCTAAAAGGTGGGCGGCTAAAAATACATGGTTTGGAGCTGATGAGCCTATGACATTAACGGCTTTTTCTATACATAAAAAATTAGTGGAACAAGAATACTACGATCCTAACAGTGATGAGTATTATACAGAACTAGACAAGCGTTTACGTATTGAATTTCCTCATAAATTTGAGGAAGAAGAGACGACACAAGCACGTACGACGCGAAGTCCAGTAGCTCCTGCATCAAGAGCAAATGGCAAAACTTCTGGAAAAAAAGTAAAATTAACTCCATCACAGGTTGCCATAGCTGACAAACTTGGTGTAACCTATGAACAATATGCGAAGCAACTTGCTCGCTTAACATCGTGAAGGAATAGATCATGGATCGCACCCCACGCACAAAAACCACTCGTGAGACAAGCTCACGCCGACGTCCTTGGCAACCTCCATCCACATTGGATGCACCACCACCGCCTGAAGGTTATATACATCGCTGGATTCGTGAATCAATCATGGGTACAGATGATAAGAAAAATCTTTCGGCTCGCTTACGCGAAGGCTTTGATTTAGTTCGCGCAGATGAGTTCCCTGACTTTGAAGCTCCTACCATCCAAGACGGTAAACATGCAGGAGTAATAGGAGTAGGAGGACTTTTATTAGCTCGTTTCCCAATAGAGTCAAAACAAGAGCGAGATGCGTATTATAGGGGTAAAACCCAAGATCAAATGACCGCTGTTGATAATGACCTAATGAGAGAAAGCAATAGTACAATGCCTATTATTAAACCTGATAGGCAATCTCGTGTAACCTTCGGTAAAAATAATGCCGAATAATTTTGTTAGGAGACAAAAATCATGGCAAATATAGATGCCCCTTTTGGTTTGCGTCCACATAACAAATTAGGTTCCAACGTGAACTCAGGAGGTTTGACGCCATACAAAGTGCAAATTCCAGGAGTGGCAGGATCATCAAGTAGCATATTTCAGGGCGACTTGGTGATACCTTTAACAAATGGGCTTGTGGACATTAGTGCGGCAGACGGTGGTTCAGTTGCGATCTTAGGAGTTATGGCTGGCTGTCAATATACAGCCTTAGATGGAACGCCAACTTTTGCAAATAATTATCCAGGAACTTCTTCCCTAAAGTCTGGGACAGAAGCAACTGTATTCTTATATGACGATCCAGCTCAAGTGTACGAAGTACAAGCAGATGCTAGTTTGACAAATCTAGCTACAGCAACTGCATTGATACATTCAAATGCTGAAGGCACAGGATTTGGAACAGAACATGCAAATGGTATTTCTGCGGGAGAGGTTTCCGTGGCGAGTGCTGGAGCAACTACAGCTACTGATAATTTTAGGATTGTTGGTATTAAAGATGTTCCAGGAATAGATTACACCTCAGCTGGTGTGGTTCTACTCGTTAAGTTAAACTTACCATTCCACTTAGCAACATCTGGCATATAAGGAGTAAATGATATGGCTATTGCAAGATCCCAACTCCTTAAAGAGCTAGAGCCAGGATTAAATGCCTTGTTTGGACTAGAGTACGATCGTTATGAAAACGAACATGCTGAAATTTTTGAAACAGAAAATTCAGATCGTGCTTTTGAAGAAGAGGTCATGTTGGCTGGTTTTGGTCAAGCACCTACTAAAGGTGAAGGAGCGGCTGTTAGTTTTGACTTAGCGAATGAGTCATTCACAGCTAGATATACACATGAAACTATCGCATTGGCTTTTGCGATTACAGAAGAAGCAGTTGAAGATAATTTATATGATAGACTATCTTCACGTTACACTCGTGCGTTAGCTCGCTCAATGGCTAACACAAAACAAGTGAAAGCGGCATCTGTACTCAATAATGCCTTTGATAGCACTTTTGCTATCGGTGACGGTAAAGAGTTGTGTGCAACAGATCACCCTACTTCGGGTGGTGGTAATTTCAGAAATGAATTAACAGTTGCGGCTGACCTTAATGAAACATCATTAGAGCAGTCATTAATTGATATTTCTGGTTTTATTGATGAGCGTGGTTTAAAAATTGCACTACGTGGTATGAAGTTAATTATTCCAACAAACTTACAGTTTATTGCTGAACGTTTGATGGCTACTAACTTACGTCCAGGAACTGCAGATAACGACGTAAACGCAGTACGTAACATGGGTATGTTACCTGATGGTTATGTGGTTAATCACTTTTTAACTGATACAGATGCGTTTTTCATCAAAACTGATGCACCTAATGGTTTCAAACATTTTGTTCGTACACCCATTCAAAATAGCATGGAAGGTGATTTCGACACAGGTAATGTTCGCTATAAAGCACGTGAACGTTACAGCTTTGGGGTATCAGACCCACGATGTGTGTTTGGTAGTCCAGGAGCTTAATTTTTCTCCATTAAAACTTTTAAAGGGCGGCTTTTCAGTCGCCCTTTTTTTATGTATAGTAATATTACCTTGACAGCATTATGCTGACATTTGCCAAGACAAGGAGATAAAAATGGCTACAACAACTTTTCAGGGCATAGTACGCTCTTACGGTGGTGGAATAAAAGGAACACATACTCCAACACCTGTTACACAAAGTGTTCAAATTTCTTTTGACCCTACAGCATCATCTGCTACTAATGTAAGAATCGGAACTTCAGCAACTGCTGGAGAAACTCTGACCTTACCAGCAGGAGCTTTACCTATTTCGTTTATGACAATAGGTGGTTCAGCTGGTGGTACTAATCCTACAATTGATATTGGCTCATCAGGTGATCCAGATGGTTTATTCAACGAAGTGGATTGTGATACCAAAGGCTCATTAAAAGGTGCAGATGGAGCACTTGCGGTTGCTGGTGGATTAGCCGCCAGTATTACAGTTACGGCTAGTGTGGGCTCTTCTGCCGCGACGAGTGGAACTGTTACTGGTGTTCTTACTTATGCGATGGCTAATAACAGCGTAGAATAATAGGAGGCTACAATGGCAAGTCCTATTACTGCAAAGACAGTAACTAGCACAGGCACTTTTAATGCTGGAAGAACTAGATTAAAATCTTTTGTCGTTAGAAGTTCTGGTAGTGGTAGTCCAGCGGCTGTATTTAGAAATAGTGATGGTTCTGGTGCGACTTTGTTAACCATGACATTTGTCACATCTGACGATACACAAATAACAATACCTGATAATGGTATGATATTTCCAGATGGGTGTCATGTGACACTTACAGCTATAGATTCTATTACAGGGTTTTTTGGATAGTTATGGCTACGACAAAAAATGTTAAACGTACTCCCTCTGGTAAATTACAATATCGGGGGGAAACATTTTCAGGTTATAATAAACCTAAAAAAACTCCTGGAGCTAAACGTAAGTCTGCTGTTTTAGCTAAAAAAGGTGACCAAGTCAAAATTGTTAGATTTGGTGACCCCAACATGTCTATTAAAAAAGATGTTCCAGCAAGGCGCAAATCGTTTCGTGCGAGACATAAATGTGCTACTGCTAAGGATAAGTTTTCAGCAAGATATTGGTCATGTAAGGCATGGTAAAATGAAAGCGGACGAAGTTTTAAAGTTATTAGAAAAGCATGAAGAAGAGTGTAATCGTAGATATGATTACATACAAAAACAGCTAGATAAGTTAGATATACGATTATGGGGTATAGCCGCTCTAATTATTGCGACGGCTTTAGCTAATAGGTTTATATAATGGCTATGTCTAGAAGTAATATGCCAAAACAAATTAGCAAAGCACCTTCTAGCAAAAAGAAGAAATCTAAAAAACGCAATATACCGCAAAAGTATTTAGCTGGTCTTAGTGCGTCTGAACGTGCTAAACGTAAAAAAGAAATAGAGAGAAATGCAAAAAAATCTGCAAAGGATCCTTCAGCATATGTTTTCCCTAGTGATTATAAGAGTACTGGAGTGCGGAGAAAAACCAAAGAATCCGTTCATACTAAAAAATTTCGTAAAATGTTTGGTGGAAAGGGCAAGAATAAATGAAAAAATTATCTGCAAAGCAAAAAAAGTTAGCGGCTTTTGCCGCTCCTCGCAACAAGATCACACGTGCGGATATCATTACTGCGGCTAAGAAAAAAGCTAAAAAGAATAATGGCAAAAAGAAAAGACCCTAAAGTAGGCACAGGCAAAAAACCTAAAGGTTCAGGCAGAAGGTTATATACCGATGAGAACCCTAAAGATACTGTCCCCATCAAGTTTGCAACACCAACTGATGCTAGAAAAACTGTCGCACGTGTTAAAAAAGTTAAAAAACCGTTTGCAAGAAAAATACAAATACTGACTGTAGGAGAGCAAAGAGCAAAGGTTATGGGTAAAAAAGAGGTTGCTAATATTTTCCGTAAAGGTAAAGATAGTATACGTAGACAGGAGGGCAAAATAAAATGACTTTATCAGCCGCGACGAAAAAGTCTCTATCTAAAAAAGCAGAGGCCGCTAGAAAAAAAGGTAAAAAAGTTACCGCAGGACAATTAGCACGAGTTTACAAAAAAGGATTAGCCGCTTATCGGACAGGACATCGTCCAGGAGCAAGTCCAAGTCAGTGGGCTATGGCTAGAGTAAATAGCGTACTGACTGGAGGTAAAGCCGCAAAAGTTGATGCACACATATTTGGTAAAGGTAAAAAGAAGAAAGCAGAAACAAAGAAAAAATGAGTTATTTGATAAGCAACATCCCGCATTTTAAATGTTGGGTACGCAAAGAATTTACTCATAACCACAGTGATTATCATGGAGAGTATATACACGCAATGGCTATAGCAGTTAATACTATACCCGATAGATGTTTGAGTTTCCAAGTGGTGTTTACTGGTTATGAAGCAGATGAAGAAGGTGTGGAAAATATTCATGGCGGTGCGATGTGGGCTAGATTACCCATCACAGCTTTAGTAGCAGATGTGCCATTAGAAGATTGGCCGGAACGTATGGTAACACACCATGCACAACCTTGGGATTGTAGTTCTCACTATCATTCTGTCGTAAAACTTGATAGAGTAAGTTCTAGTCCTTGGATTTGTAAAATAGATGGTGAATTTTATACGGCAAAATATATGTTTACAGTAGATTACACAGAAACAGATATAGCGGATGATCCTGCACAACATAAACAAAGTCATGTTTTAGAGTTGACTAATGCAGGAGAATGGACAGGTAATATTGTTGCATTACCTAATAACAGGGTGAGGGCTACTTCTCCTGCACTTTGGGAAACTGGGGAGGGTGCTCCAGATTTTCTACCTAGTCAATGGATACATAATGCTGAAAGTGATGAAAGTTATATGGATCCAAGTATTACTTTTGATAACTTATATGCTAAAAAGGAGAAATAGTATGGCTATGCATAATAAAAAAGGGAAGGCAAATGGAGGTCGCAAAAAAATGATGGGTGGCGGCAACATGAAGAAAAAAGGAATGGCTAAAGGCGGTAGAGCTAAAATGATGGGTGGCGGTAATATGAAGAAGAAAGGTCGCTCTAAAATGATGGGTGGTGGTAGCATGAATATGCGTAAAAAAGGTATGTCAAAAGGTGGTGCAGTAAGAGGTCCAAATAGTTAATGACAACTTCTGGTTCAACAAATTTTGAGCTTGATGTAGCTGACTATATCGAGGAAGCTTTTGAGCGTTGCGGTTTAGAGGTACGTACAGGTTATGACCTCAAAACCGCTAAACGTTCTTTAAATTTGTTGTTTGCTGATTGGGCTAATAGAGGTTTGAATAGATGGACAATAAGTCAGAACACTATATCAATAACACAAGGTACTGCAGAGTACACATTAGATGCAGATACTATTGACATATTAAGTGCTGTCATTAGAGAAAATGCTGGTACAAGCACACAATCAGATGTTCAAATCACTAGGATAGGCAGAGATACATTCTTAAATATTCCCAGTAAAAGAACACAAGCTCGACCCACGCAATATTATGTAGACAGGCAAGTTACACCTGTTTTAAAAATCTGGCCTACACCTGATAAAGCTTATACTTTTGTTTTTGATAGACTTACAAGAATAGAAGATGCGGATACTTTTGTTAATACTGTTGAAGTGCCATTTAGATTTTATCCGTGTTTAGCGGCTGGATTAGCTTATTATTTATCTATCAAAAGAGCACCAGATAGAGTTACTCTATTGAAAGCTATGTATGAAGAAGAATTTAATAGAGCGGCTTTTGAAGATATAGACAGGGCTAATTTAAGTCTTACACCTCGCAGAGATTTTTATGGGTTTAGTTGATGGCGTATGCGGTCGGTATATATTCCAAAGCTATATGTGATAGATGCGGTTTTAGATACGATTATTTAGACTTGCGCGAAGAGTGGAATGGCTTAAAAGTATGCCCAGAGTGTTATGAAACCAAACACCCACAGCTTGAGCCAATAAGTAAACCTAATGATCCGCAAGCACTTTTTCAGCCAAGAGTAGATGTCACTGATGATAATAATCCTTTTTTAGTTTTTACAACTACAGGTAAAGATATTATACCATCCACTATATCTGATTTGGATGCTTTAACAGGTAGTGTAGGTACGGTCACTGTTACAGGAAGTATTGCTACAAATGTAACTGCTTCTGTTACAGCAGTCACAGGTACAAGTTCTTTGGGAACTTCTGCATATACAGGTCAAATATTTGCAGTTACAGTAGCCGAATATCTTGGTGCTAATAAATATTTTATAGATGGCACTAGACAAGCTACCGTTAATTTGACAGAGGGTCAAACTTATAGATTTGATCAAAGTGATAGTACAAATAACGGTCATCCATTGAGGTTTTCTCTTACTTCTGATGGGACGCATGGTGGCGGTAGTGAATATACTACTGGAGTAACTACTTCTGGGACTCCTGGATACTCAGGAGCTTATACAGAAATAACAGTTGCGGCGAGTGTTGCAACCTTATATTACTATTGTACGAACCACAGCGGCATGGGCGGTCAGGCGAATACACCATGAGTTACACTAATACAACACTTACACAAGCTATTAAAGATTATACAGAAAACTCTGAAACAACCTTTGTCAGTAATATTCCTAATTTTATTAAAAATGCAGAAGAACGCATACTTAAATTAGTGGAGTTAGAATACTTTAGGAAAAATGTTACAGGTACACTAAGCAATGGAAATAAATTTTTAGCCGTACCAGATGATTATTTAGGGTCGATATCTTTATCTATTATAAACTCTAGTAGCCACGAGTTTTTACTTTTCAAAGATGTAAACTATGTGCAAGAGTTTAATCCTAATCCTGCCACTACTGGTGTACCAAGATTTTATGCATACTTTGATGTAGACAACTTTATAGTAAGTCCTACCCCAAATGCAAATTACTCAGCTGAGTTACATTATTATTATAGACCACAATCAATAACAGCGACTAGTGATGGCACTTCTTGGTTAGGTACAAATGCCCCTGATACCTTATTGTTTGGTAGTTTGTATGAAGCATATATTTTTATGAAAGGCGAGCAAGAGATACTTACTTTGTATAATAGTCGTTTTGTAGAAGCTATGTCCAGACTTAAAAATTATGGTGAAGCAACTGAAAACACAGATGCGTTTAGAACTGGTATTAAGGTTTCTCGTAAAACATGACCACGTTAGAAAATAAAGAAGTAGCGATTGTCGCTTTAGGTGGTTCTTTTTCTGAATATGTTTTAACTAGAATAAACTCTGTACGATATGATGAGGTATGGGGAATAAATTGTATTGGTGCTATTTTACATGTAGATCGCACTTTTATGATGGATCCAGCTTCTAGGTTTTTAGATGATACAAAAGCAGGAAAACAAACAGGTGTCGCAAACGAGTTTTTATTAGAAACTAAAAATAAGGGTGTTATATACTCTTGTTGCATAGATGAACGTGTACCAGAAATAGTGGAATACCCATTAGAAGATGTTATTAATACAGTCAAAGTAGCGTATTTTAATAATACAGTCGCTTATGCAATCGCATTTGCTATTTATGCAAAAGTAAAAAAAGTGCATCTTTTTGGCATAGATTTTTCATATAAAGAAAACATACATTTTGCTGAAGCTGGTAGAGCTTGTGTTGAGTTTTGGTGTGCTATGGCAATACAAAATAACGTAGCTATAGAAGTAGCAAGAACATCACCTTTATTAGATGTAAACGTGCCTGATGAAGAAAAACTGTACGGCTATCATAGATTAGATAATCCTTTAATACAGTCTGTTGTTGATGGTAAGTTGAAAATAACTAAAAAAGATAGCATGTCACCACCCGAGGCAGAGGACGCAAAAAAAGTTAAACCTGTTTTAATAGGTAGACATGATATACCAAATGTTACTTATATGGAAAAAGGTAAAAAATGATTAGTGTATCTAGCGATATTAATGTTAATTCTGTGAATGTAATGACCTCAGCAGAGGGTGGTTTAAGCTCTGAACAGTTAACAGAATTAGCTATGGATAAGGTGATGCGAGTGTCCGACACAGCACCTCCTGTAATTAAAGAACAAGCGGAAGTATTTAGGGGTAGTTTGCAAAAAGTTCTGTATCATTATATAGAATTGGCAAGACGAGAAGAACGTGCTACTATTGCACATAAGATGTCCAAAGCTGGACAAACAGAAATGGCTGATCTTGTAAGGAGAATTTAAATGGCTATAGCACAAGCAATGTGTAGTTCCTTCAAAAAAGAACTATTAGAGGGTGTACACAATTTTAAAAACTCAGGTGGTGATACTTTTAAACTCGCTTTGTATGCAGAAGGTGGCGGTGGTAAATCTAGCACTACAGCTACTTTAGGAGCAACGACCACAGCTTTTACCACAACAGGTGAAGTTGCTAATAGTGGTTCATATACTTCGGGCGGTGGTACATTAACTAGGGTAGACCCTTCACTTTCCGGTACTACAGCAATTACTGATTTTGCGGATCTTAGTTTTACAACAGCTACGATTACAGCAATGGGAGCTTTGATTTATAATAGCAGTGATTCTAATAAAGCTGTTGCAGTGCTTGATTTTAGTACCAATAAAACATCTACTTCTGGTACTTTTACTATACAGTTCCCAACAGCAGATGCGAGTAACGCCATCATTCGTATTGCATAGGTGACGCTGTGGCACTCGTACTTGCCGATAGGGTCAAAGAAACCTCGACCACAACGGGAACTGGCACTTATACTCTTGCTGGTGCTGTCACTGGGTTTGAGTCTTTTGGTTCAATCGGTAATGGCAATACTACTTATTACGCTTGCACTCTTGGTTCTGATTTTGAGGTGGGTATAGGCACTTATACCTCCTCTGGCACTACGTTAGCTCGAACTACAATACTACAGTCTAGTAACTCTGATAACGCTGTTAATTGGGGTGCTGGTACAAAAACTCTGTTTTGCACTCAGCCAGCAGAAAAAGCGGTGTTTAGGGATGCTAGTGGTAATGTAAGCGTTAGTGGCACTATAACTGGTACGGGAACTTCTGTATTTACTAATTTAGATATCTCTGGAGATGTGGACGTAGATGGCACATTAGAAGCTGATGCTATGACGCTCAACGGTACATCAATTACATCAACTGCTACTTTGTCTACAGGAATATCAAATAATAATGTGCCTAAGTTTACAAGCGGTGTAGCTGATAATGACTTTTTACGAGTAGATGGCACAGCAATCGAAGGTCGTTCTGCTTCTGAAGTATTGTCTGATATAGGCGCACAAGCAAGTCTCACCTTTGGTATATCTAACACAAACGCAGTCAAGATAGATAGTAGTTCTGTAGCGGATAATGAATTTGCAAGATTTACAGCTAATGGCTTGGAAAGCAGAAGTACAAGTGAAGTCTTGTCAGATATAGGTGCTATCACAGCTAGTTCTACAGACACTTTAACTAATAAAACAATAAATGCCTCTCAGCTATCAGGTACAATCGCTGATGCAAGACTTTCTTCTGCTGTATTGACAACATCAAATTCAGATGCTCCCTCTACCACAACATCAAGCAGTGATGCAGACTTTGTTCTTATAGATGATGGTGGTACAATGAAAAAAATAACACCAGCTAATTTAGGTGTTCCTGCGAATAAAGATTTTGGTTTAGTAACAGGTTCTGTAACAGGAACCGAAGATTTTGGATCGGTTGCATAATGGCTACACAAGTACAGTTTAGAAGAGGCACAACATCAGAAACAGGTTCTTTTACTGGGGCTGTTGGAGAAGTTACGGTTGACACAGATAAAGATACTGTTGTTGTTCATGACGGGTCACAAGCTGGAGGGTTTGCAGTAGCAAACCTTAAAACAGCACAAGAGTTCACAGCCACACAAAATTTTAATGCCACGACATTATCAGATGCTTCTACAGTATCATGGGATGCAAGTGCTAACCAAGTAACAAGTGTAACGCTTGGAGGTAACAGAACATTAGGAGCGGCATCTAATCAAATAGATGGTGGGGTGTATGTTATATCGATTATACAAGATGGCACTGGGTCTAGAACTTTATCTTTCAATAGTAACTACAAATTTGTTAAAGGAACAGCACCTACATTAACTACAACCGCTAGTGCCAGAGATGTATTAGTTTTTGTAAGTAATGGAACAAATATGTTTGAAATTGGTAGGGCATTAAATGTATCATGAGTAGTTTATTTAATATAGCGGCAGGAGGCGAAACAGGATTTTATCCGTTTAAGATAGACAACTCTTTACGGTTTGATGATGGTAGTACAACATATTTAACTCAAACATTTTCAGCAGGAGACAGAGATTTATACACAATAAGTTTCTGGGTTAAAAGATGTTTATTAGGATCTACTCAATATGTATTTGGAGCTCATAGTGGAGCCGCTATTGATGGCGGTGTTGTTTTTACTTCAAGTGACACTTTAGGTTTTTCTTTAAATGGAAATGTGTACAATAAATACACAAGTGCTGTGTTTAGGGACACAAGTGCGTGGTATAATTTTGTAATTATATATGACAGTGCTCAATCAACTGCGGCAGACAGAATAAAAATTTATGCAAATAGTGTCGAGCAAACAGACTATACCACATCAAATAGTGGATTGCCACCATCGAGTTATGACTCATTATATCTTAACAATAATAAAGTTCACACTATTGGGAAACTTAGTGGGTACAGTCAGAACTATTTTGATGGATATCTTGCTGATTTTAACTTTATAGATGGGCAAGCATTAGCTCCTTCTAATTTTGGTGAAACAAAATCAGGCGTTTGGGTTCCTAAAGATACATCTGGCTTAACGTTTGGAACAAATGGTTTCAGATTAGAGTTTAAAAATAGCTCTGACATAGGCAATGATACAAGCGGTCAGGATAACGATTGGAGTACAAATAATTTCGTAACCGCAGATGTAGTGTCAGATAGTCCCACTAATAATTTTGCTACTATGAATCCTTTAGATGGTCCTACTTTTTCTACTGCTTTTGGTAATTTGCGAGTTAATGGTAGTTCTAGTACCGCAGGAAGTATAGGGTCTACCTTTTTTCCAACAACAGGTAAATGGTACGTTGAAATGGTTGCTGAAGATATGGGCAACGGAATGTCTGTTGGTATTAAGAGTGATACTGAAGGCACTTTTTGGAAGCCAACTAGAGGTAAAAGTGTAATTTACCAATCTGATGGTCATAAGATTATTGATGGTGGGAGTGCTGTTGACTATGGTGCTACTTATACTGTTGGAGATATAATAGGTCTTAAAATAAATTTAGATGATGGCGAGATAGAGTTTTTAAAAAACAATGCTTCACAAGGTAACGCATCAACCGCTTTAACTTCTGGTGTTGCTTTTGGTGTTTTCTTTCTAGATACGTCTTCAGCAGATAACGCTAGGTCGCAATTTAATTTTGGACAAGATAGCTCATTTCGGAATACTGTAACCTCTGGTTCAGCTAACGCTTCAGACGCTAATGGACACGGTGATTTTTATTATTCAGTTCCTTCTGGATATTTAGCACTAGTTGCAGAAAATTTGCCTGAACCATCCATCTCACCTTTAAATGATGAGCCTCCAGAAGATCACTTCGACACACAAATATGGACAGGAACTGGTTCGAGTAACAGTATATCGAGTTATCAGTTTGCACCAGATTGGGTTTGGATAAAACAACGAAACGCAACACAAGACCATACTGTGCAAGATAGTGTTCGTGGTGTTGGTAAATATTTATCAACAAATGATACTGACTCTGAAAGTACAAGTTCAACACAAATAACATCATTTGATTCAAATGGTTTTACGTTAGGAACAGCAATATCAACAAATGACAATAACGATACCTATGTTGGTTGGGCTTGGCTTGCAGGGGGTTCAGCATCTAGCAACACAGACGGAAGCATCACTAGCTCTGTATCAGCTAATACAAAAGCAGGATTTAGTATCGTAGGCTTTACAAGTGCTTCTTCTGGTAACTTTACAGTAGGACATGGACTTGGCGTTACACCAGAAGTAATTATTCAAAAGGAACGTGGGTCAACTGGAAGTTGGCACGTTTGGCATGAATCAGTTACTACCAATACTTCTCAGTATCTCAAACTTGAAACTACAGGCGGAGTAGCAAGTGTTAGTAATGTATGGGGTGCTAGTGTTCCTAATTCGACCACTTTTGGATTAGGTGTAGGAGTGAGTGTCGATGCAAACAATACTCAAATCGCCTATTGTTTTCACTCGGTCAGGGGCTATTCCAAGTTTGGAAGTTACACAGGAACCGGAAGCACTGATGGTGTGTTTGTGTTTACAGGGTTCAGACCAGCTCTGCTTATTGTCAAACAAACAGATGCTTCTAACAGATGGATTATATTTGATAATAAAAGAGGTGATATAAACCCGCTTGAAGAAAAGTTGGAATTAAACCCTAATGATGATACAGCAGAAAGTTCAAGCGGCACAGATTGTTTTGATTTTCTGTCAAATGGTTTTAAATTAAGAAGAAGTGGTGATGTGTACAATGGTTCTGGTCATGACTACATCTTCATGGCATTTGCTGAGATGCCTTTCAAATATGCAAATGCGAGATAGGAGTGATAAATGTGGAAATATAACAACAAAGTAATTAAGTCAGGTAGAGGTTGGTCAGACGATGACGGCAACCAATATCCAAGCAACTGGTTAGCACTCACAACCGATGCAGAAAAGAAAGCGGTAGGCTTGGTTTGGGAAGATGAACCTAAATGGTATGACCAACGGTTTTACTGGTCTGCTGATAAACCAAAAGCATTAGATGATGTTAAAGAAGTAGATGAGGATGGTAAAGCTGTATTAGATGTTGATGGCAATCAACTAATAACACTTGGTCTTAAAAGTCAATACAAAGCACAGACAAAAGCTACAGCTAAATCATTACTTGAATCAACTGATTGGTATGTTGTTCGTAAAGCAGAAGATAGCACAACCACTATTCCAACCGATGTTGCTACCTATAGGGCGGCTGTTAGGACTGCTTCAGGCACGATTGAGACAGCGATAACAAATGCATCTGACCATGCGGCTTTTATAGCCTTATGGGATATACCAGTGGATAGCGATGGTAATCCTACAGGCAACGCACCGATAAATGACTGGCCGGAGCCACTTATAGGATAAAGTATGTTTTCAACCCTACCCTTTGCTGGAGGTGCATTTGCTGATTCGGGGTCTGAAAGCGTAAGTTTCAGTGTTAGCGGTGTTGCGGCAACATCTGCTTTAGGTAATGAAACAGTATCTACCACTGAAAATGTAACTGTTGCAGTTACAGGTTCAGCAGGAACCTCAGCTTTAGGCAATGAAACAGTATCCACTACTGAAAATATAGCTTTTAGTGTTACTGGGGTATCTTCAACCTCTGCTTTAGGTAACGAAACTGTTACAGGCACAGCTATTTTTAGTGTAGGCAACACGACTGAATTAGTCGGTGGTCTAGGTAATGAGCAAATTGGTGCTGGAGTAGGAGTATCCGCAACAGGGGTGTCTGCTACTTCTGCTTTAGGTAATGAAACTGCCATAACCTCTGTATCCATATCTGTTACAGGAGTTGCATCTACAAGCGCATTAGGTAATGAAACTGTAACAGGCACAGCAAAGACAATACCTACAGGAGCAGAAGGCACATCAACGGCTGGCTCTGCAAACTTAACAGGAGCGGCAGTTGTAGGTGTTAGTGCTTCTGGTGGTGTCGCCAGTCTCGGTGAAGAGTCTGTTAGGTGTGGAGCTAATCTATCTGTAACTGGTGTAAGTTCTACGGGACAGGTAGGAACGGTACAAGTATCGAACACTAGAGATGAAATTGTTAGTGTTTCGGGTGTTGCTGGTACTTCTGCTGTTGGTGATCCAACAATTATTGGTAGTTGCATATTTAGTATTTCTGGTGTTTCTTCTACAGGTTCAGTAGGTGATACTACTTTTGTCGGCTCGGTTAGCTTAAGTGTAACTGGGCAAACTGCTACTTCTGCTGTCGGTAGTAATTTTATAGTAAGGGGTAACTCGGATGTTGATGTTACATTAGGAGCGGCAACAAGTAGTCTGGGTAATACTACTGAAGTCGGTAGTTGTTTGGTTGTTCCTACAGGTGCGAGTGCGACTACGACTGTTGGTTCTGTTTCGATAGAATTAATTACAGCATTTTCTGTTACAGGAGTAGAAGCTACAGGTGCAGTCAACACTCCTGATATATTAGCTGGAGCTACTTTTGCTGTAACAGGTGTAACTGCTACGAGTGCATTAGGAAACACAACAGAGTTAACTCAAACAGTCGTGAGCCCAACCGCTGTAACAGGAACAACAAGTATTGGTTCTGCATCAGTTGTTGGTGATGCTGTGTCCGGGGTTAGTGGACAGGCTACAACAAGTGGATTAGGTGAAGAGTCTGTAACAGGTGATGCTAATTTAGATGCAATAGGAAATATAGGTAATAGTGCCGTAGGTGATGTAACTGTTTCACTTTCTTCAGTAGTCAGTGTTACAGGTGTATCAGGCACAACTTCTGTAGGCACGGTAGTAATAGATACTGCAAGTATTATTATCCCCACAGGTGTATCAGCCACCTCTGCTATAGGATCGGTAAGTATTT